GCCCGCCGCCTGCCGCCAGTTCAGTAACAGCGCCGTCATCATGATCCCCGCGGCCAGCGTGGACTTCGAGTTTTTCTTGGGGATAAGGATAAACACTTCCTTGATATGGCGAACACCGGTCTGCGCATCGTAGGAGCCAAACAGGGCCGCCACCAGGTCAAACACCCACGGTGCACAGGACTCCCCGAATGTCGGGCTACCCGGTGCATCCACAATCCGCAGTTGTTTAAAAATCGCCAGTGCATGTGCAGCCTGGTCCGGATAAATCGGAGCCGGAATAATCGACAGCCCCTTTTTCAGGCGCTCTGCCCAGTCCGGACATGCCGTGCTCCACACAGGTATCATCCGTTGCCCTCATTATCATTATTCACCACCAGGCGGGGTGGTGGTGGCACCGCAAAACGGTTAGCCGCTTTTTTCGCCGCGTCACCTTTTGCCGATTTTTTACCGGCATCCCCTTTTTTGTGGTGCGTGAACTGCGCCAGCTTATAAGCCGCATCCAGCGCCAGCCTGGGGTCGGTATTAATGTTCTCCACCAGAAGACGCCCCATCGCTTTCACCGGATCGGGAAGACCGTCCTCCATATACTCAATACCAGGAGATATCACCACGGGCGGTGGCATCTCCGGATTTGTTTCGTCCGGCTGTGGTATTGCAGCCGCCTCACGGCGACGGGGTTTATCCTCCGGCTCTGATTTTTTCTGCCGGTAAACAGGAACCTCATCCACCTCCACCGTCTCGCACTGTTTACGGGCTATAAACGCAAGCACCTCCGGATCTTTTGCCAGCTGCGAGCCTTTAACCCTGGCGGTCTTCGCCGAATAACCGGCGGCAAGGGCTGACGCTGTTTTGTTTTTCCCGGACATGAGCGCCAGCGCAAATTTTCGTTTTTGCGTTGTCAGCACAGCCTCCTCCCGGGTCCATAACGCACTCAGCCGGGTATGGTTCAGCCCATTTTTCCCGGCGTCTCATGCCGCAAATGTTAACTGCTGCCTGGTTAACATTTGCTGAAAAAGCCAGTTAACATTTTTTTCGCACAACAAACTGAATAATAAAGATAAAAACCGAAAAAATGCCCGGGCAGCCAGTTAACATGTTAACTGGCCTGAAACAGGAATTTTTTCTCTGCATGAGACGGGGGGCGGTGTCCGGGGCGATCGTTTTTTTCGCCGGATGATCCCCCCCCGGGGCGGGTCACAGTCCGATGATATCGTCTGCCCTGCCATGACCTCCGGCAGCGTCGGGTCCGGCATACCACTCGCCGTTTCACTGACTGACTTCTGGCGATGGCATTCGGTACAGAGCGTCCAGAGATTCGTCTCCTCATTACCACCACCGAACTGAAGTGCAATTCGGTGATCGAGTTCACTGTCACAGAGGTCAACCACACAACCACAGAGACAGCACTGCCCGGCATCCCTCAGCCAGATATGACGCTTGAGGGAAACCCGGGCACTGCCACTGACACGACGCTGTTCCCCCTTCAGAATATTCACCCGTCGGGTATTCAGTGTTTTGATTCTGCTCTGGAGTGTACGAAGCTCAGCCATGTAAAATCCCCGTCATATAACTTGTCACCAGAGGAAAGAAAATGTCATCGAAAAACCGGACCCGCAGAACCACAACCCGCAATATCCGTTTCCCCAATCACATAATTGAACAAATCAACATAGCCCTTGAGCATAAAGGGTCCGGTAACTTTTCAGCGTGGGTTATTGAAGTCTGCAGGAGAAGGCTGGCAACAGATGCAACGCATCTGCGCCCGGCCAGCATGACAAATAACGAGAAATGAACGTTCGGTTACAGGAGCAGGTACCCACTGTCCTCCAACAATATTTCATCTTCATATCCGACGGAACAAGACTTACCCTGCCGGGATGTACAGAATAACAACAGAGTGATAATTAATTTCTGATGAAATAATCAGGGTGCAGAAGGACTAAAGATAAACGTTTTCTTCACGCCTTTACACGGCCTGTCCTTCTCAAATCGCCATTTTGCCATCGCCTTTACAACCTGCTCATCAAACAAATGGTGCGGCTCTGAACGGATAAACTCAATTCGGGTGACAGTACCATCAGCACCAATATCAAACTTCACATCAACCCGTCCCTTTATATAATTTGCCGCTGCATAGGCCGGATATTGTGGTAATGCCTTAACCAACTGTCGGGGTATATCTGTTTTATGTTGCGTACAGCCCATAACCAGAGAAGACAACAAAATAATTAACGGAAGATTTCTTTTCATTTTCATTCCCGGCACAGATAAGAATAAGTCTTATTCTAACAATGCCACCCTGTCGGTCATCAATCCTCTGCTTAATGGCAACGACAATTATCCGACTTAAATCACAAATCAGACACATGACATAACAGAGCTTGCGAGGTAACACATCGTCCGGCTTCTTCCACCATCGCACCGGACCAGCGACCATGAGGGGACAACGCCGCGCTCCGTTAACGCGGTAAACCCCGGTGTGTATCGTTTTTGATTATCCCCGCACACTCGCGCAGAGGAGTTCCCCGTCGGGCTACGGTCATGGTTAATGCGGGAATACGGCGACGATACAGCGCATGATGTGTCAGGCCTGAATACCTTTATCCGTTAAAAGGGATATCAGTTAAGTTATCCCGTGTAGGGTATAAGCCATTATCAAGCCCACCAGTAGATGGGCTTTGTAATGGCTACTTCGCTTTTGCTTCCGCTCGCTTACGCCGGCGCTCTTCTTTCCTCTCGGCTTTTGCCATGTCCATGAATGCCTGCATGATCGAGTTCCGCATCATGTAGCTAACAAAGTGATGATTGACACAGCCGTTGAGGCGCAGCTGCTCGCCAAACTCATCCACCGAGGCCAATGCTTCCATCATACCCTTCTCGCCTTTCATGAACTCTGAGAAGTCGCGCCCCGCTCTGGAGGCGCATTCAATGACACGATCACTCATCCCGGAAGCCCGGGGATCGAAATCTGCAACTGGTTAGCCAGGGAGTTAATTTCAGCGATCAAACCAGGTTTCGTGTAGCGCCATGCCGCGAGGCCTTGTCCACAGAAGCTCGCCATGTCTTTTTTCTGATCAAACTCATGACATTTCATGTTGAGCTGCGCACTTAAGCTGTTCCGATGATGAAGCTCTCCGGTGAAGTAATCATCGAGGACTTTATAGGCTGCATATTTAAATCCGGGGTTTAGCCATGCTGCGTAATCATAAGCAACGAACTTTCCGCCATAAGTTCCACCGTGCGCACCGCGTTCCGTAAAAACCACAGATTCGTGGTTTTTCTCCAGCTCAGCCAAGAACTCTTTGGTCTGCTTGTTTCGCAGGTAGTGGTACGGAGATTCAGATTCACTTTTACCACTGGCTTTCCACATATCAGTGAGGCAGATCATGCCATCTTCACCGATACGGATTGGTTGATTGAAGAGGGTTAATGATTTCATAGCGTGTACCTACTCTTTGAAATGAACCTTTGCCGCACAGGAAACCAGCCCACCGAGGCTCGCCAGCACTAACTGGTATCCTCAAAGGCCCATTCCAAAGGGGCAGGTTCGGTGTAAAAAACATGCGTTGCGGTACGCATTTATTGCAAAAAACCCCGCATCGCGAGGCTCATTAAATTGACTTTGTGATTTGCAAAAAAATTATTTCAGGCATTGCGTCCTGATGTACTCCTGAAGCGTTCTCAGTGCTGTTTGGTCACGGATAATTCCGTCCCGGATACCGAGAACGTTTCGTCCAGCAACTGAAGAGAGTTCGACGGTGGCATCATTGCCCATGCCGGAGGAGCTGGAGGTTTTGGCTGAGGCTGGCACAGGGCATTTTCCTTTGACGAGCACCCGACCACCATTATCAAGCTTACGCCGAAGAGCATCATTTTCAGCTTTCGCATTGGCTAACTCCTTCGTGTATTTAGCATCGAGTGCATCAGCAGCACGCTGGCGCTGCTGCATGTCAGTAATGGTGGCGGTCGCCTGCTTCAGCTCTCTGGCGTTTTTGTCGCGCTGCTCTTTGTAGGCGATGGCGTTATCACGGTAATGATTAACAGCCCATGACAGGCAGAGGATGATGCAAATAACCAGAGCGGAGATAATCGCGGTTACCCTGCTCATTGCTGCCCCCACAAACAGACTTCACGCTCAATATCACGACGGGTCATCAGCCCTTTCCATTGCTTACCGCCAGCGTATGTCCAGCGACGTAGCTGGTCACATGCGCCTTTGATATCACCCTGGTTTATTTTGCGAAGAAGCGTCGATGTTCTGAAATTACCAGCGCCCACGTTGTAAACGAACGAGTAAAGAGCGCCGCGCGTTGTTTCCGGTATATCGACTTTGATGTACGGGTTAATTTGTCTGGCGACCATGGAAAGGTCTTTATTCAGGAGGGCTTTGCATTCTGCTTCGGTATACGTTTTACCGGGAATGATGTCTTTTCCGGTGTGTCCGTGACATACAGTCCATACGCCAACGATATCTTCGTATGGTATGTAGCTGACACCTTCCAGGCCATCGTCACCACTCGGACCAGTGATGAGCACAGACGCTATGGCAACAGCCCCACCACCAATAGCAGCAGCAACAGCCTTGCGTAATGATGGCGACATTATTCACCTCTCGCAGCCTTACGCTTATCTTCTTTAATCTTGAAATAAAGGTTTGTCAGATACGTCAGCAGGCCAAACAGCAGACTCCCCAGCACACCTATCGCCACCCACTGGGACGGAGAGACTTTGTCCAGCAGCTGCAGTAACCAGTATCCCGTCCCCACCGCTGACGTGGTGTATGACACACCTGTTGTGATTTTTTCCATCTGGTACATACCCCGTCTCCCGTTATCCGGAAGCTGACAACAATAAAAAAGCCACCAGTTAACTACTGATGGCTCTGATAACTCATGCAGGCGTCTCAGACGACCCACTGACACTACCGGTGAGTTTAACGATACCTTCCATTTGACTGGCTCACTTTTTATGATGATGCCGGTGCATTTATCTCCAGCACCAGACTTTCTATCTCAACGCCATACGCTGCATTTTTTGTAACATCCGTCAGCGTCAGCGCATTCAGCCCCAGTGTCAGACTGTCTTTTATGACCTGGAATGCCGGGCCAGCCACTCCATTCAGTTTCGGAGTAACCGTGGCACTGCCGGCGGTGAACACCAGCTCCAGCGTCTGCCAGTCGTTACCGTAATCGCCGAACTCCCCCAGCTTCGTGTTTCCGGCTTTCCTGTGATGCATCAGATTCACTCTGCCGTCAGTGGTCTGAGTGAAGTACGACATCAGGAACGGATTACCGGTACCCGTCATCGCCACACCATCAGGAACGGGAGCATCCGTATACAGATAAATCCCCAGCCCGAACTGATTGTTGGTCAGTGCGCCTGACAGGCGGAACTTACAGGTCAGTCTGCCGCCCTGTGTCAGCAGGGTAATTGCGTCATCCACCGGATGCGTCAGGGACCAGGTTTTATTGCTCTGCTTGGCAATCTTAAATACACCATCTGACAACTGAATTCCGCCATCCTTAATGCTCCAGCCCTGCGCAGCAGCCTCTCCGGCTGCCGGCAGCAGGGAGATTGTGCGAACGGACGTATCTGCAGACGGACCCGATGGCGTGTTGCCGCCGGGCGAGGGTTTGATTTCAGGCGCCTTACCACTGATGAAGGCTGAGGTGCGCCCGGCTGCGTTCAGAATAGCAGTTGCCAGACGATCCGGAATAATGCTCCTGCGCGCCCATGAACTGAAATGTGTCGGGCGGTTTGATGATACCTGGTTTCCATTCGTTCTCGATGCCGCGCCGTAATATCCTGATGCCGGAATATCCGGATCTTCTGCCGGTGCGTTAGTGGCGGTATTGACGCCGTTACCGTCTGTCATGAAGGGCACAAAATAAACGCCCTCACTCTCCCTGTTTTTGTACGCCCCGTAAATGGTGTTGTACTGCGTGCCGTAGGTGTTTTTCCAGTAATACGTCGTGTCACCACAAATCCACGGCACATTTACAGCACTGCCACCATGACACTGCGCGTTAAACACAGTGAGGTCAGCACGAAACTGCTTCAGCATGGCTGTAAACAGCGCAGGTTGCTGTGCGTAGGTGGCGGCGCTCATGTCAAACTCTCCCTGCATCCAGCACACCGCCAGCAACACATTTTTCGGGTTCTTCTGTAATGCAGCTTTAGTGCGCGCAATCAGGTCCTGATATAACGGTTTACCCACACCCCAGCGCGCCGAATCCTGGCTGGCCCCCGCGTCCGCACTGAATGTCCCCTCCGCGCCCTGGGTGAATGCCGAACCACCACGACAGCATGGTACCAGCAGGATCCCCGCGTTATTCGGGGTATACGGAAGCAGTTTTTTGGCAATATGTAA